CATCATCCGCGACGCCACAGGCCAAGATTGGGGATTCTACACTGTCGGAACAGGGCTGCTGCTGAGCGAGCCGCTACCGCTTGAGGAAGTGGACCCGATAGGGCGCAGGCGCTATCAGGTAGGCATCTCGCAGATCGAAGCGCACAAGGCGCACCCGGACTCACTGATTCATATCGGCCGGCCTCTGACAGACCTGTCAAACGATGTCACCAACCAACGTCTTGATAACGTAAAGCTGGTTCTGAACAAGCGCTACAAGCTGCGCAAAGACTCCGGTATCGATCTGGCTGCGCTGATGCGCAACACACCGGGCGGCGGCGTGGTCATGAGCGACATCGAGAAGGATCTTGGCACTATCGACACGCCAGACGTGACGCAATCAAGCTACGTTGAGCAGGACCGGATCAGTGTCGAGTCAGACGAATTGCTTGGCACGTTCTCTCAGTCAAGCGTTCAGAACAACCGCGCGCTGAATGAAACCGTCGGCGGCATGAATCTGATGGCTTCTGGCGCAACTGCTGTTCAGGAGCTCGGGCTTCGCACCTTCATTGAAACATGGGTGGAGCCGGTACTTCGCACACTGGTTAAGCTGGAAGGTTTATACGAGACAGACCAAACCATTCTGGCGCTGGCCGCAGGCAAAGCAGAAATCTTCCATGAAATTGACGACGAATTGCTGATGCAAGACCTCGTTGTTCGCGTGAATGTGGGGATTGGTAACACTAACCCGCAGCAGAAGATGCAACGCTTCCTGGAGCCGCTTGGAATCATCAAGGATCTGCCAGAGATCGGCCAGCGAATCAACTTCGAGGAAGTGGGTAAAGAGCTCTTCGCACTGTCAGGACAAGGCAACGCGGCGCGGTTCATTCTCACTGACGAGCAGATGCAGAAAAAGGCTGAAGGCCAAGGCGAGCAGACTGACCCAAGGGTTCAGATCGAGCAAATGCGCGCCGAGCTCAAGCAGATGGAAATGGAGATCCGCCAGGCTGAAACCGAACAGGATGGAATCTTGCGCCAGATGAAGATCGAGGCCGACAAGGAGCTTGGTATGGCCAGGATTGCCGCTGACCAGAACATCAAAATGAGCGCCTTGTACGAAAAGCTGGGCATTGACCGGGAATCGCTGCAACTCAAAGCGCAGCTTGAGCAGTCAAGAATCCAGACGCAGCGCGACATCGCAGCGCTTCGCAGTCAGTACGACAATCTCAAAGCAACCATGCAGGCTAAAAATTTGGCCGCGGGGTTTGATACGTTTTAGGTAACGCGCCAGTGACGCATGACCAGACCCGCTTCGGCGGGTTTTTTTATGGAACAAAACTATGAATTACGAAGATATCGCGATCAGTGACGCGGAGCTAACGCCGCACTTTCTCAACAAACTTGAGGAAGAGCTCTTCGCAGAAGTGTTGCTCGGTGACGAGGCGATCACGTTCCTGAACAGCGATCTTGGCCGAGTTCTCCGGGGTTACGCCTTGCAGGAAGTGGAGGAAGCCAAAACAGCGCTTCTGACCTGCCCATGGTGGAACAAGAGAAAACTTCAGCGACTGCAATTTAAGGCCGCAGTGGCAAACCAATTTTTGGGGTTCGTCCAGGAGGCGCTTGTTCGTGGCCGAGTGGCTGAATCAAATTTGAAAGCAATGAGGACTGAGCAATGAAAAACGACGCCATCGTGAATAACGACGTGTCGGCAGATGATTTGAATGCTGCCGATGACAACCAAGAGCAGCAGATTTATGAGCCATCGGATCGCGACAAAGCGATTGCTGAAATAGCCCGGCAAGCCGAGGCATTTACCGGCATCGAGCGCGATGAAGATGATGACGATGAAGATAAGGCTGTCCAGGCTGCAAAGGCTGAGACGAGCAACGATGACCCGCTGACAAAGCTGGGTTACTACAAAAACGCTGCCGGCGAGCTTGTCACCAAGATCAAGGTCAACGGCGAAGAGCGTGAGATATCCGCGGATCAACTGAAGGTTTATCTGCAAAAGGAAATGGCCGGCGATCAGAAGTTGCAACAAGCGCACCAGCGCGAGCAGGAGCTGGCCAGAAAAGAACAATGGGTTCGCGATCAGGAAAAACGACTTCGCGACACCATGACCCGGCAACCATCCCCCGAGGACGCTGCCAATACTCGCCTGAAGGTGAAAGAAGCATTAGACAAAATGTGGGACGGTGATACCGACGCTGCAACCGAGGCGCTGGCGGAATTACTACAGCGAGGAAACTCTACTGTTGATCCTGGCCAGATTGAATCGTTGATTGAGCGCTCAACCGAAACTGCATTGCAGAAACGCGAACGGGATAAGGAAACGCAGCGATGGCAACAATCCGTTGAGGATGGAAACAACGCACTGCGCACCGAACACCCGGAGATTTACAAAGATCCAAGGCTTTTCGATCTGGTCAACTCTGAAACAGTTCGGCTGATGGAAAGCCCCGAAAACAAACACCTAATGCCCCATGAAATTATCGCAAAGGCCGCGCAAACGGTTGATGAATGGGTCACTGGTCGCAAGTCTGGCAGCAGCTCTAACAGTCGAGAGACTCGCAAAGCGAATCTGAAGCCAGTGGTATCAGGCATGAACAAAGTTCACCGCCCAGCACCAAGAGATCAGGTAGACACCAGCCCGTCAGCAGTGATCGCGAGAATGCGCAATTCAAGAGCGGCATCCATTTAAGATTACGAGGTAATTCAAAATGCAAGCATGGACTGATACCGGGTCAAACTATTTGGCCAACCCAACACTGTCAGAGGAATTTCGTGTGGCCTTGCAGCCGCTGAGCCGCTTCCGACAAATGTGTGATGTAGAGGCCGCTATCGGCAAAAACCGTGGCGAGAAATTCAACTGGAACATTTACGGCGACACTCTGATGCAGGGCGGCCGTATCTCTGAAAACAGCAGAATGCCGGAAACCAAGTTCTCTGTTGGCCAGGGCAGTGTGACCATGGTGGAATTTGGTAACTCCGTTCCATTCAGCGGCAAGCTGGAAACCCTGGCAGAGCACGACATCAAGAAGATCGTTTTCCAGACTCTGAAGAACGACTGCAACCGCACACTGGACGCAGCCGCTGCTGAGCAGTTTGACCGAGCGATTCTGACGTATGTGGCAACTGGTGCAACGACGTTCAACACGACCGACACCGGCACGCCAAACGGTACGAACAACTACGCGCTCGATACCACACACGTCAAGAACATTGCGGACTTTATGCAAGAGCGCAACATCCCTGTGTATGACGGTGAGCATTACGTGTGTATCGCTCGCCCGACCACGCTGCGCCCGCTGAAGAACGACCTGGAAGCCAAGCACATGTATACCAGCGAAGGCTGGAACCGCGTGATGAATGGCGAAAATGGACGCTACGAAGGCATTCGCTTTATCAGTCAGACCAACAAGGCCAGTGAAGGCTGGAGCAATGCGAAGTCTGACGCAGCCTACTTCTTCGGTGCCGATACAGTCACCGAGGCGATTGCTGTTCCTGAAGAGCTTCGCGCCAAGATTGGCGAGGACTTCGGCCGATCAAAAGGCATTGCATGGTACGCACTGTGCGAATTCGGTATCACTCATGCCGACACCACCAGCGCGGAAACCAAAAAGCAGGCGCGTATCGTCAAGTTCGATAGCGCTGCTTAATCCAGTCAAAACACATTGATACAGGGGCTTCGGCCCCTGACGAGGTAAAGGAAATGGCTTATAACGAACCGATTTACGTCACAACCACGCTGCGAGCAGCAACGCTGTCAACAGCAGCCACGCTGGCCAGCATTGTTGGTCCCCGCGGCAAAGTAGGTCGCCTGGAAAGCATTAGCGCTGTAGTGACCACATCAACCACGGGCGCCGCAACACAGCTTCGAGTGGGTAGCGCGGCCGGTGCTGACAAGTACGGGATACTCGCCGTGCCTGTCGCAGCAGCCGGTCCTGCAGCGGCCTACAACGCCGCAACGATCTACAGCGTCGATGCAAACCTGATGCCGGCTAATACCGCCGTGGTGATTGCCACAGACGGTGGCTGTACCGCAGGCGTCGCTGACGTCACCGTCGTCACTGCCTGGTTCTAACAGGTAGCAAACAAACCCATTACCAACGAGGTAAGTGAAGAATGAAGCAAGCAAAAGGCACGAACCGCCCATTGGGCACCAAAGGCGGATGCTCAGCCGGCATGGAATCTGGCTGCGCGGAAGTTATGAAAATCAAAGCGAGCGAAGGCCCTGAGATCACAAGTGGATCACAGCGCCCCAAAGCAGCTAATCACGGCTCTATCGCGAAGAAGTAATTCGCGATAACCAAAACTGAAAACCGCCAGGCTGTCATGGTCCGGCGGTTTTTATTTGAGCAGAGGACATTCTCATGCGCGACAAAGTTTTATGGCCGTTAGAGATCCAGCCGACGACCTTCGAGGAAAAGTTCCGTCAAGGCAAAAGCATTGACGATGGCTTAGAGGGATCGATGCCACTTCGCGAAGAGTGGGAAAAGCCGCGGTCCACCAAAACACACAAGCCGACGCGAGGCTCCAATGAAAACTATTAATCCTGATTTGCCAGTTGTCATGGTGGGCGGGCGTCATCCGCTTCACTACAAACAAGGTAGCGCGGGTTTTGATCGCAACGGCAATTATCTTGGCGAGTTTGACGAGCAGAGCGAGCCATTGGCGACTCAGGCCGTTGATCCCGATGCCGGGCAGAGCAAGCCGGCCAATCAATACGAGTCGATGAAAGTTAAGCCGGATCTGCTGGCATTGCTGGCAAGCCGAAACATCGACGTGCCGAAGAAGTACGTCAAATCTGATCTGATCGCCTTGCTGGTGGCCAGTGACAACGCGGTAACAGGCGAATAATGAACCGACTCGATCTTGTCCAGACATTGTGCCGACTGGCGGGCATTACCGACACAGGGGGGCCGACGACGACTATCGGCCAAACTGGCGATTATCGCAAAGCGGTCGCCTATACGGACATGGCCAATGATGAAATCCAGCTAAAGCACTTTGACTGGAATTTTCTATGGGCAAGCGGCGTTATCAATACCTCAAATCTGGTATCGGTCTATCAAGGCCAGTCAGATCTTGGGATATGGGACGAGAAGCGTATTTTCTATAACGGCCGCGCCCTTGAAGTGGTGGCGTATCAGGATTACGTGCCGGAAACGAGAGATCCTGGCGAGCCTGATTTTGTGGTGATTCGGCCTGATAATCAGCTTTTGATTGTGCCGACACCGGATGCCGCCTATACGATCACATACGACTACTTCCGAAAACCCCAGCCATTGACGCAGAACACGACGCAGCCTTTGATCCCGGCGGATTACCGCATGGCGATTGTCGGGCGCGCGCTGATGCTTTATGGCAATTACGAAGGCGCAGAGGAAGCAAAGATTCAGGGACAGGAAATCTACGATCAACACATGAGATCGCTGGAATTGCATGAATTGCCGCGAAAAGCGCAGATGCAAGGCCGTGCCGAGAACACTCAAATCGTGGTGATCCCTGAATGAGACGACTGCCGCAAAAACAGGTTGATATCGTCAATCTGAAAGGCGGGCTTGATCTTGCCAGCACGCTGCTGAATAAATCTCCTGGCGCTGCTATCGGTCTTGTAAACTTCGAGCCTGAGCTTGAGGGTGGATACCGGCGTATCAATGGCATTGAGCGCTTGGATGGCCGCCCGGCACCGTCAGATGCCGCGTATTACACGGTCGAGGTTGCTGATGGCTCAGGTATTGCTGTTGGCGCTACGCTGACAGGAGCGAGCTCCGCCGCCACATCCAAGGTCGTTATCAAAGACGGCAATGTGCTTGGCGTGACCGCGCTTGTTGGCAGCTACACGCTTGGTGAGACTGCCAACGGCACAACGATCACGGAAGTTCAGCTTCTGGCTGGTCAGGACGATATCGATGTTGATGCGCTCTGGCAGTATGAGGCCGAAGAATTCTACCGATCACAGATTGCCGCACTGCCTGGCAGCGGAAATGCGCTGTATGCGTTTCGCTTCGGCGCTTTCTTCTACGGGTTCCGCGTCACGTCAGGCGCGGTAAAGCTGTATAAATCGAGCGCCGCGGGCTGGGTTGAAGTCGCGCTCTTCAAGATCCTGTTCTTTGATGCCGGCGTGATGGCTGAAGGCGAGATCACTGAAGGCGCTACAGTCACCGGAGCAAGCAGTTCGGCCACTGGCACCGTCAAGCGCTTTATCAGAAACGACGGATCTTATGGCGTCGATGCCTCCGGTTACATGATTGTCGATACCAGTGGCACCTTCACGGATGGCGAGAACATTCAGGTCGGCGGAATAACCAAGTGCGCTGCTGATGGCGCAAGTGCCGCAATCACACTGGCACCGGGCGGAAAGTTCCAGCACATTGCGCACAACTTCTACGGATCGAGCGCCACCAAGCGCATTTACGGATGCGATGGCGTCAATCCGGCATGGGAGTTTGATGGGGCTGTGTTCTGTCCAATTTACTTCCCTGAAAAGGCTGCACCATGGAACAAGCCGACGTTTATCAGTGCGCACAGAACATACCTGTTCCTACAGTTTGTCACCGGGCAAATGGCCGGCAGTTCCCCGGGCGAGCCTTTGGTTTTCTCTGGCTTGCTCGGCGCAACAGAATACGGGCTTGGCGATTCATCCACCGGCATGATGTCCAGATCGGGCGACGTGCTGGCAATCTACACCCGCGGGCAGACGTTCGGCCTCTACGGCACCAG